GTTGTAAGTGTCTTTTTAGTTAAAGTTAAATCTATTTTAAATCTGTGAGCACCTGGAGCATTTGCGTTTGATGAACCAGCTGCATTATCATTTAAACCTTGGTCATCATTTGGTGTTACAAATGTTTCTGAAACTGTTAGACCAACTCTGTATGATGGATTGTTTGTGTATTTGTCAAGTATTACAGTTTGATTTGTTACTTGAACATGAAAACCATTTATGTAATAAACACCTTCTTGTACTTCAGCAGCTGAACCTGTAGCACATGATGATACAACAGCAGTTGATAAAGTTGAGTCTGCAAATACGGCATTTATTGTTTCGCTGTCTGAAAATTTAATATCTGTATTATTTGTACCTGAACTAGTATATTTTACAAATAAAGTATCAGGATCAGTACCGTCTGTAGCAACTGCATTTATACAAGTAGCAGTAACACCAGATGTTCCACCTGTTAATGTAGCACCAATGTATAGTGAAATATCTGCTGTTGCTTTTGAAGAAAGTTTTACAGCGTAATATTCTAAGTCATACCCGATTTCTCCAGGTATAATCATAGCACCTTTTTCAAACAGGTGATCTGATAATCTTTCTGTTTGGTTTTGTAAGATACTTTGTGCTTGTGTTAACTCTCTTGCCTGAACAGCAAATGCTGGTCTGAATAATATACGATGAAATTTCTTACTTTCAGTAAAATCATCATAATAAGGCGTGAGGTTAAAGTCAGTTGGACTTGGCATTTATTCCTCTCTAAAATTCAATAATTAATTTAACGTTTTCAGTTTGATCCGCAGCTCTTGTGATTGGCGCTCTGTTTTCTATATAGAGAACATCACCACTATCAGCGTCTAACTCTGGATTTGCATAACCAGAAGAAAATGATACACTATCTACAGTACCAGATTGTGAAGTGTGTGGTGTACCTGTAGCGCTTGATGATTGACCTGTGATTACGTTTGCTCCTGAAAAAGCAGTTAAATTTCCGTTTGTGTCTATACCTTCATCGTTAAATCTTGTTTGTACATAATATAAAATTCTATTTGTAGAATCCCACTCAACAACTTTACCTACAGCACCTGTGGATGCCTGATTTATTTCTTCGTCAACAGTAAATGTTCCTGGTGTTGGTGATGAATTAATTGCAATTGCTTTAACAGCTCTTAAAGTTGTTACACTTGCAGCTGAACCACCTGATAATGGATTTCTTAATAAAGCAACTCTTCTAAAATCGTTAGCAGTTGTAAAGTCACCTGTATTTGATGATTCTGCACCTTCTAAATTTGTATTTAACATTACAAAAAATCCACCTAATTCTTGTATTGCATTTTTACCATGACCACCTTTTGGTTCGATGATACAATCTAATTCTGTTCCTGTTAGGTTTGTAGCACCTGCACTCACAATATCAGCTAATCTAATATAACCGTATGTGTAGCCTGTACCTACGTTTGTAACTGTTACGGCTGATACTGCACCTGAACTAACTGTTACTGAAACTTTACCGCCTGAACCGTCACCTCTAATATTAACATTAGCGTGTGTACCGTTTGTTCCACCAGAACCAGCAGTTTTAATTTTTACAATATTGATTGCGCCGTTAACGGCAGCCGCTGATACAGTAGAGTTTGTAGATACTGCCATAAAATCTGTTGATAGGAAGTTTGCTTGTTGTGTAGCAGATAGAGAGTACATATATTTCCATTTGTAACCGTCACCTGTTGTTAAAATAGATGTTGATGTACCTGTTGGTTCTACTGTTGAGTTTGCACCACCATTGTTATCTAAACATTTGTAAACATTGTTTGAACTGTTTAAAACATAAAAAGTAGAATCCCATAAAGTAGAAGCACCACTAGTAGATGTTTGAGTAGTTGTTGTTCCTGTAATTCTGTTACCATAATCGTGTCTGTAATAATCGTAAACTGTGCCAGTCGCCCAATTTCTTCTTGCAACAACATTTGATACATCTGAACTTGTTACTCTTTTAGCCGCTAGATAATCATCGTAAGTATATAACTCTTCGGTAATTGAATCTGCTGGTGTTAAAGGTGCTATATCTGAACCTGAGTTATCCGTTCTACTATCACCTCTTGTTTTTGTACCATTCGCAATAGGATTACCTATAGCAAGATAGTAAGTAGTAGCTGCAGCTTCAGAAAATGACTCTGTAAACTGGTCAGCGTTATGAATTCTAAATTTGTTTGTAATAATTGCTGGCATTTTTTCTTCCTATTTCAATATTTATAATGTTTTTTAAAGCTCCTTTATAACAATTTTCGCTGAGTTACTTGGTGCTGAACCAAATACAACATTTGTTCCAGATATAGTATAATCTGTAGTTTCTAATTTTAATAGACCGTCAACAAATACCATAACATTTGTATCGATACTCGCACCGTCCATAGCAAAAGTAGTTGTTGAACCGTTAGCTGTATGTACTTTTGTTGATGAATTTTTGTGAGATGTGTTATGTAATTCGGCTCCCATCAATGAATGTGATGAACATTGATAATGTAGAACTTTTGGTGTATTTTCGTCAATTACTATTTGAGTATACGCACCTGAACTACCTGGTGTTCCAGCAGTTGTAACGTTTGTTGTATAAGCAGTAGTTTTACCACTATCTAAATAAAATCTTAAAGGGTGGCCTGTGTTTGTGTTACCTTCTTGTTTAAATCTGTATGTACCTTTTTTTACTTTAAAGAACGGTGATTCTACAAGATTGTTTAAATATGCGTTTGCACTTCCTGATCCGTGATAAGGATGATTTGAAGTTTTAGTTACAACAGTAATATCAATGTCTGTTTGAGCTTCATGTGTATCACCTGTATAATTAGCACCTAATAAAGGATTATTATTAAATACAGCATAACTGCTCATACTTAAATCTGATACTGTTCCTAAAGATGAACCTGTTATTGTAGCACCTGTAATAGTCGGTGCTGTTAATACTTTATTTGTTAAGGTTTCATTACCTGTCAAAGAAACAAAACTGTCGCCTTGTAAAGCAGTATTAAATTCTGTCAAACTACCTGTGATAGTATTATTTCCTAAATCAATTGTTTTAGTTGTAAGTGTATCTGTAGATGTTCTAGCAACTAAAGTATCTGCACCTGACGGTATCGTAACCGTACCACCATTTGTGATTGAAGCAATAGTTGGAGTTGTTAAAGTTTTGTTTGTTAAAGTATCTGTAGTAGCTCTTCCAACAATAGTATCTGTACCAGTTGGAAATGTTAAATCAGATAAGGCTGTACCATTACCTAATTTAGTATAAATTTCATTAAAGTTATCATTAATTAAATCACCACCAGCTCGTATTGTAGAACCTGAACCGTCATTTGCTGAAGAACCGATATTAATTGTTTGTTTTGCCATTTTTTATCTCTTAATCTTTAATATTTATAATGCTTTATGGTGTAGTTGCGTCAAATTTCTTAGCTGTTGTATCAAATGTTGTAGTAGTTATATCGAATGAGAATACATCACCAGTTAATGTAACTATTGAAGGATGAGCAATGTATGTCTTTAAATTGTCATGGTTTTCGTAATCTGATATTCTAAACCTATCACCATTTAAAGGATCATTTAATCCTATAATTCTATGTTCGTCCCAAGCTGCAAAAGTTGGTGGCATAACGTAAGTACCATTTGTCGAAGCCGCAGCTGTAGAGTTATCTGGATGACCACCTGAATATATGTTTGAGGCACTAAATGGATTATTGTAAATATCCAAAGATTTTAATCTAGGTCCAGCATATGCAAAACCAAATTTATATTGTTGACCTCTAAATTCAATAGGCACTAAATTTTGCATTTGAATATTCATTTTGTGAACTAGAGTCAAATCTCTCGTATTTGATGTAAAGTGGTCACTTGTACTATCAGTAAAATCTGGTGCTATACCTAATTTTGCATTACTTCTCAAAGTTGTACCATCATCTTCCGTTCCTAATCTTCTACCAAATATTGTAGAGAATAGAGTATTGATAATATTGAAGATAGGACTTTCTTCTAATCCTGATGATATACCTTTTACACTTGTTGCTATCTGAGCACTTATTCTAGTTGCTAAGTTAACTTGACCTGTAAAATAAAAACCTGCTGTGTGCATTGTCTTTTTAAATGAATCTCTCCAGTCATTAATAGTACGACCAACTTTTATGATATAAGAAAAGTCCTGATACAATAAACTATCTTGTATTTTCATTGTAGTTTCTGAAATATGACCATCTTGGTTTAAGAAAGTACCAAAAGTATCTGCAACTGTACCAACAGTCATTGTTGCTGTACTTTGGTCAACTTGAATAGTTGTAGCTGTTGCTGAGTTTGATGATGTAATTGTACTATCATTAGCAAAAACACCAGTAGCGTCTTTTACTTTTAAAACTTGTGTTGAAGAATTATAGAGTACTATTTCGGCAGTAACAGTAGTTGAGTCTGCTGACAATCCTGTAATTGTATCACCAGCTTGTAAACTACCACTTAAATCTCTTATTAATATGTAAGCAGGTAAACTTAAAGTAGGAGGCGATGGACTATTTTCATAACCTACACCAGATTCAATTATTTTTAATTCTTGTACTTTACCTATTTCTGTTCCATATGCAAAGACAGTAGCGCTTGAACCGTTAGTATCATCAACTGTAACTACAGGCAATGATTGATAGTTTGAACCTTGATTAATTATTCTTAGGTCTGTTATATCACCAGCACCATTTTCTTGTACAATTTTATTTCCTGTGTAAGAATCTCCTCTTACAGTTTCATCTTCTAAAACAATATGATCTTCGGTTGATGATGTACTTGTTTCAATTGTTAAACCACCATTGACAACTGCAACTTTGGCCTCAGCAGAACCTCCACCTGTGCCTGTGTTATTAAATACTAAATCATCACCGATTTTATAATTTGTTCCACCATCATCTACATAAAGATGATTAATTGTTCCTCTACCAATTGTATCTACTTGAACTACAGCACCCTCACCACCAGCTGTTAACGATACTAAATCGTTTACTTGATAGTTTGCACCGTCATTTGTTAGTGTAATAGAATCTGGAATACCTGTTAAATTAGCTTTTATATAAACATCTGAATCGTCTGATATTGTTCCTCTAATTTCTTCACCTGTAGTAAAAGTACCCTGGATACTTTCTGCATTTAAAATAAATTCAGTAACTTCATTTGCACCAATTTGAAATTTAAATACATTTTCTATTATAGCAGTTGCTTCGGAAGTTTGTCCCTCAATTGTTCTACCAACTAAAGTACTTGTATCACCTTTCGTAGCAATACATCTAACTATTTTATTTGTATTCCATTTACCATCAGAGGTTTTTAATAACTGTTCTCTTGGATAGATTGTTTCTGATTCTAATCCAAATAATAATCTAAAAAATACTTCATGTCCTCTGTTAGTACCTTTTGTTCTATAAAGTGATTTGATATTTTTAATTAAATTTCTTTTATCAACATTATCATCTAAATTTTCTGGTAATGTATTTAAAAATTCATTTCTAAATTTAGTTAAGAAATTTGAAATAGCCTTATCTGGATCTTTAAAAGCTAAAAGTTGTTGAATGGTCTCTACAGGATTTGGTCTGTAATTATTAATAACAGCACTTGCGTTTGATGAAGCACCTAAGATAGTTTCATCCATTACAAATTTGTTTTGTGATGATATATACAATCTACCATTATCTAAGTCTTCAACTAAAACAGTAGCTGTTGCACCTGAAGTTTGACCTGTTACAGTTTCACCTCTTGTAAATTTACCAAATGCTGATGATTCTAAAATTACTTTATCACCTGAATCTAATTGTGTAATATCTGTATCAATACGAGAGCCATCTAGTATTAAAGAATTTTCTTGGTTAGTTTCTGTTTCTAATAAAATACCCTCAGTAGTCTGTACACTTGTTACAGAAATCTCTGCTGATTCCATAAAAGTATAATACGATTTTAGGAACTCTAAAAATTTAGGATGATCTTCAAGTACAAATTCAGGTACTTGTTTATCTAAGAGATTGGATATTTTATCAGTAAATTTTGCCATCTGATATTATCTCCTAATAACTACTTGATGTCGTATAACCTACACCTGCGTCAGCAGAACCTCCAACGAAAGTGTCTGCTTCAACTGTTATTATTGAATTAGCTGTATCTATATTTAAAATTTGGTCTCTTACAGGTACTACGTCATTTGATTGTGGTGTAACTGTCAACTCTATGACCGTTGAAGCTGCACCTCTAATATTTTCTATAGACGCAACATTTAAAGAGTTAAGTGTTACTTGACCTGTTGTATAACTAATTGTACCTTGTGTGTTGTTAGCATAAATTCTGATAGAACCTGATAAACTGTAACGTCTAATATTTCCTTGACCATCATCATCTAAGAAAAATATTGTAGATGTATCACCATCAACTTTAAAACCTGTTGACTCTAATATACCACCCATTGCTGAATTATGTCCAGAGTGTGGATTATATAATGCGTTTCTAAAATAAATGTCATATCTTGTTGAAGCATTTAATGTTGGTGTAAAAGGTTTTCTAACTTTGATAGTTGTAATATTTGAAACAATACTAGCGTCTGCTGAATCAATTAAAGATGAAACTTTTGAAAATCTAAAAAGACCATCAAATTGTTGTAAAGTATTTGTATTGTAAGTTGATAAAGAAGTAAGAACATTTGATTTTAAAGTAGCTGATGTTTTAGTGGTTAATTTTTCATCGTACTTAACATTACTTGTCAATAATATATCTGTTGTTTCTGCGTCAACTATTTGTGGAGAAACAGAGGCAACGTTATATTTTTTTAATTGTGTCTTAATACTTTCTTTAGTAATATTTGTTAAAGTAGAACCTGATTGAGGATTTATTGCAATCTTAACAACACCGTAAACAGGATTTTCATCGTCTTCACCACCCCATGCACTTACTGATCTTGCATTAGGATAAATTGTTTTTACTATTGTTTCGTAATCTGAAGTTGTTACAGCTCTATCTTGTGCTGAATAACTTAATGGCGCATTAAATCTAATTGATTCTTTTGATTGTGCCTCAGCACCACCTTGTGCATTTGAATTTGTTGTTATAGATACGTTTGAAAAACCACCAATATCACCAGACAATTCAAAAGTAGAAGCACCATTAGCTTCAACTGAATTACTTACAATATACTCTAAAGTTATTATGTTACCGTCATCTAATTTTTTACCAATTACATTATCACCAAAGTAAACTTCAAATTTACCTTCGTCTGTTTCTTGTAAAAAATAAACTTTTGATGTACTTGAAACAGATGTAACACCTGTTGCTAAAATGTAAGTGTTTGTAGTTGTATCAGTTACAGAATTTTGTACAGTTACTTTTAAAGTTGTTGTATCTGCTCTGTTACTTGGTATAGTAAATTTTTGGTCTGGATCATTAGCGTCATTTGTATATTTAAAATTAACTAAAGTACCTTCGTAAATTTTTAAGTTTTCAAATTTATATACACCATCGATAGGATTAATTGCAACTGATTCATTATTTAAAAATTGATATGATGTATTATTAATTGTAGTAGTAAAAACTGTACCCTTAGGCATTGTAACAGTTGAACCTGTTGCGTTGTTTACTTCTACAGTTATGTCTGCTATTGATGTTCTAAGAGATGTTGGTGTATAACCTAACATCTTAGCTAATGATACAATATTTTTTCTTATGTCAGCACTATCTAAATATGTTTCATTAACTAACATATTGGCATTGAAACCAAGATAGTGTGTATTGTAAGCTAGTGTGTCTAATAGAATTGAAAAACCAGAACCTTCAAAATCATAATCTTGGAACTCTGATTGACCTTGTAAAAATATTTTTAAATTTGATTTGATATTATCAAAATCAAAATCGGATACTGTTAGTTTATTGGACGCCATTTACTTACCTAATTCTTTGTAGTGTTGTTGTAACAGAAACCGGATTTGGTAAATTCAACACATAAAAATTTACTACTATGTCTATTCCGTTTCTATCAGGTTGTTCATTTACACCGATAGATGTAACGTTTGCTCTTGGCTCAAAATTGGTTAATACTTCTTCAATCTTTCTTCTAATGAAAATACCAGTCATTGGTGTAAAGTTTTCAAATAACATATCTCTTACACCACAACCTAATTCTGGATGAAAAGGTCTTTCATAGAATTGAGTATTAACTAAATTCTTAACACTACGCTTTACAGCTTCAACATCTTCTATCTTTACTACATCATTTGTAACAGGATGTCTTGTAAAGTCTAAGTCAAGGTCTACATAGGACCTAACAGACCTTTTACTTTTATTAGTGCTAGAAGCGTCATAGTTTGCCATATTAGTAATATTTATAATGATATTACAAATTATCCTGCAAAAACATTACCAGAACCGCCTGTCATTGCGCCAGCGTCTGCACTATCACCAATTCTTGCAACAGGAGAACCTTCAACAAATACGGT